GACAGTTGGAGATTAGTATAATGCCTAAAGCAATAATATCAAATAGAATTTATATGGATAATCCTGGTGTAGAACACACTAAGCTTATTATCAAAGAACTTACATACAAAATCAAAAAAGATACTGGTAGTAAGAAGTTTGCCACTATTGAGACTATTAAAAATTACAAAGTATTACCAAAAGGTATCTTATCAATACCGCAAGGTAGATTAGATTTAGTTCCTGACGAATATGAAGTAATAGATAAACGTATACTAGAAACCATACCTTTTCCGGATCCTAAATTTCCGCTAAGACCAGAACAGCAAGTTGTATATGACCCAATTGAAGATACTTGTTTTATTAATGCACTTGTTGGCTGGGGCAAAACTTTTACAGCACTACATCTTGCTCACAAGTTTGGGCAAAAAACACTAATTATAACACATACCGCTGCTTTACGAGATCAGTGGGTTGAAGAAATAGAACTACTATTCGGAACCAAACCTGGAGTTATTGGCGGAGGACACGTAGACTATGAAGACCATTTTATCACAGTTGGTAATATCCAAACATTAGTTAAACACACCGCTTTACTAGCTAAAGAGTTTGGAACTGTTATCTTAGATGAAGCTCATCACTGTCCTGCTACTACATTTGCATCAACTATTGACTGCTTTCATGCAAGATATAGAGTTGCATTAAGTGGTACAATGATACGCAAAGATGGCAAACATATATTATTTAAAGATTATTTTGGACCAATAGTTTATAAACCACCACAATCTAATACACTCACTCCTACAGTACATATTGTAAAGTCAGGTATTACTTTAAAACCAGGAGTACCTTGGGTAGAAAAAGTCAGTGAACTATTAGAATCAGAAAAGTATAGATTATTTATTGCTGATATTGCTAAAATGCATATTCAACAAGGGCACTCGGTACTGGTTATTGCTGATCGAGTAGAATTTTTACATAAAGTTAAGGAATACATAGGTGAAGATTGCGCGGTTGTTACAGGCGACACAGACTTTGAAGAAAGACAGCTTATCAAACAGCAAGTCTTATCAGGAGAAAAAAGAGCCATTGCAGGCTCTAGGCAAATCTTCTCAGAAGGCATATCTATTAACACACTCTCATGTGTTATCCTAGCAGCACCTATGAGTAATGATAGTTTGCTAGAACAAATTGTAGGTAGAATTCAAAGAGTATCTGAAGGAAAATTAAATCCATTAGTAGTGGATATTAATTTTGCTGGATACGCCGATAAAAAACAAAATAACGATAGGCTTGGCCTGTATATGCGTAAAGGCTGGCAAATAACTACCACATAAAAAAATTAACTTGCCAGTGGCTTGTTAATCTGATATAATATATATTAAGTTGTCGAATATGATACTTTTCTTTAACCTTTCAGTATTAGAAGCAGAAACCTTAGGAAATCCTAAACAAATGGTTGAAAAGCTTCGGCTGTTTTATACTAAAAAACAAATACCTAAAAATAGTTATTCAAAAGTAAAACCTATTCGTAATTTAATTGGAAATAGTTATCTAATCAACCCACAAGGGTTTTTTGCTGATAATATAACGGATATAATTTATAAATCACAATATATACAGTTAGCGGGTAGACGAGACTATAGCGCATATAAGCTATATAACGTAAAACACTTAGACCTATCATACTTTAAAGATATTGATCTAGATAACATAAAAACAAACCCACTAATCACTATAACACAAAACAAAATATACTTCAAGTACGAGGAAAATTAAAAATGGCAATTAGCTTCAAGAACACAAAAGGCAAAGCACAATCAAACAAAGTCGAGTCTTATGAATATAAAGACGGCGAAAATACAGTACGCTTAGTAGGTGGAGTACTTCCCCGCTATATTTACTGGCTAAAAGGCTCTAATAACAAGGACATTCCTGTGGAGTGTTTGGCATTTAGTCGCGATAAAGAAAAGTTTGATAATCTACAAAAAGATCATGTGCCAGCATTTTTTCCAGATCTAAAATGCAGCTGGTCATATACTGTTAATTGTATTGACCCTAAAGATGGTAAGGTTAAAGCCCTTAATCTAAAGAAAAAGCTCTTTGAGCAAATTTTAACAGCAGCTGAAGACTTAGGCGATCCTACAGATTTCGATAGCGGTTGGGATGTTGTTTTCAAACGAGTAAAGACAGGCCCACTAGCTTATAATGTGGAATATCAGTTGCAAGTATTGCGTTGTAAAACTCGTGCTTTATCGGATGCAGAACGTGAGCTAATCTCCGCTTCTAAATCAATTGATGAAAAATACGTTCGTCCAACAGAAGATGAAGTGTTGGCTCTATTAACAAAAATCACCACTAATAATGATGATGAGAGTGAAGAAACAGGTTCTAGTGCAGAACAAGAAGCTGTTAAAGACTTAAGTTAAAAATTATAGCCCGCAAAATTAAACACTTTGCGGGCTATTTTGTCTATAAAATATGAAAATACTATTCACAGCTGATGTACATATAAAATTAGGTCAAAAAAACGTACCTATTGAGTGGGCAAAAAACCGTTTTCATTTGTTTGTTGAACAATTTCAACAAATGCAAGAACAAGCTGATCTAGTAATTATTGGTGGTGATGTTTTTGATAGACTACCTACAATGGATGAAGTAGAATTATACTTTGATTTTGTAGCTAGTTTTAATAAACCAACACTTATATATCCAGGTAATCACGAAATGCTTAAGAAAGACACAACTTTCTTAACAAATCTTAAAAAATCAACTAATAGATTAAATCCATTAGTTGAGGTAGTTGATGATTACTATAGTCATGGAACATTAGATATTATTCCTTACAACAAATTAAAAGATTTTGAAAAGAATGGATATAATTTTAATGGTAAAATACTATGTACCCATGTTCGCGGAGATATTCCTCCACACGTTAAATCAGAAATTGATTTAACACTATTTAACCGCTGGCAAGTAGTGTTAGCAGGTGATTTACACAGTTATGAAAATTCGCAACTTAATATCCTGTATCCTGGTAGTCCTTATACTACTAGCTTTCATAGAAGTTCCGTGGACACTGGAGCTATTTTGCTTGACTCAGATTCTTTGGATCATGTTTGGCTCAAATTCAGCTTACCTCAACTTATCAGAAAAACTGTTGGGGTTAGTGACCCTAAACCGGCAACAGATTTTGATCACACCATTTACCAAGTTGAAGGCGATATGCATGAACTTGGCGAACTAGAAGATTCAGATTTAATTGACCGTAAGGTAATTAAACGAGATACAGATAGTGCACTAATGTTAGACCCTGAGATGAGCCTAACCGAAGAAGTAAAAGAGTATTTAACCTACATTTTAGAGTTACCAGATCAAACTGTAGAAGCTGTTTTAAAGGAAATGCAAAATTATGCAGAAAAAATTGAATCATCTTAGTGCAGAAATTTGGTCACAAACTAACTGCCCCGCCTGCACAGAAGCAAAAAGATTACTAGATCAAAGATCAATTATTTATACTGAACGTATGATAGGAATCAATGGTTATAGTAAAAAAGATTTAATCGCTAAAGTTCCTAATGCAAGAAGTGTTCCACAAATCTTCTTGGATGGTGAATTACTTGGTGGACTACACGAATTAAAGAAAAGACTACTAGAACATGATAACAATCAAAAAGCTGAGTTGGAGTAATGCTTTTAGTTATGGAAAAGATAACACTATAAATTTTGTTGCTGCGCCATTGACGCAACTTGTAGGAAAGAATGGACATGGAAAGAGTTCCATAGCACTAATCCTTGAAGAAGTTTTATTCAACAAAAATTCCAAATCAATTAAAAAAGCGGATATTTTAAACCGCTATGTTAAAGATAAAAACTACAGTATTGAACTTGATTTTGAAAGAGATAGTACTGAGTATCAAATTAAAACCAGCCGTGGAACTAGTCAGACAGTTAAACTTCTAAAAGCTGGTGTAGATATTAGTGCACATACTGCTACTGCTACTTATAAAATGATTGAAGATATTCTAGGATTTGACCATAAAACTTTTAGTCAAATCGTATATCAATCTAATGCTAGTAGTTTAGAGTTTTTAACTGCAGCAGATACTGCACGTAAAAAGTTTCTTATTGAGATCTTAAATTTAGGCAAGTATACTAGAGCACAAGATATTTTCAAAGAAGTAGCGCAAGATTTAAACAAAGATATTACAGCAGTACAATCTCAAGTAAATACTGTAAATAGTTGGTTAGATAAATATTCTAAAATGGATTTGTCTCATAAAGAGTATTGTGAAGTACCTGTAATTGAAGATACTCTAGTAACACAAGCAAGTGAACTAGATACTCAGATTCGTGGACTAGACTCCACTAATAAGAAAATTACTCAAAATAATACTTATAAGCAAATACAGTCTAGAATTAAACTATTCCCAATACCTGAAGCACCTGTAGATACAGTTAGTATATTAGTTCCTGAAATAAAACAGCTTAGTACAAGTTCTATTGAACTAAATAAGTCTGTAAAAGACTCAGATGCATTTATTAAAAAAATAGGTACATTACACGGAACTTGTCCTACTTGTTTACAACCTATTGATGAAGAAAAAATTGCCGCACTTTTAGCTGAACAACAGACTATAAAAACAGAAGCAAGTTCAAAAATAGTTGTAATTAATTCTAGACTTAAAGAAATAGAATTAATTAAACAAGAATTTACTGCTAAAACCACTACATGGGAATCAGCAAATAAATCTCGTGATGAATGGGAAAAATATCATCAGTTAATCAACACAGAACTACAAGAAGATTTATTAGATAAAAATGAACTTGATTCTAAGTTTACTGCTCTTCAAACAGCAATAACTAATCTTAAATCTGCTATTACTCAAGCCGAGAAGCAAAACGCTACTGCCAGTGCTCATAACTCTAAAGTTGATACTATTACTAGTCAACTAACAGAAATGAATGTAGAACTAGAAACTTATAGCTCTAAATTACATGAGTTAAATGAAAAAATGTCTGTAGTAAATGTATTAACTAAAACATTCTCTACTACTGGTCTAGTTGCATACAAGATTGAGTGTTTAGTAAAAGACCTAGAAGAAATTACTAATAAGTACTTAATTGACTTATCTGACGGCAGATTCCAAATAGGATTCAAAGTTAGTGCTAGTGATAAACTAAACGTAGTTATTACAGATAATGGTAAAGATATTGAAATTTTGGCATTATCAGGTGGTGAAAAAGCTCGAGTAAATGTAGCAACCTTATTAGCTATTAGAAAGCTAATGCAAACTCTATCTAGTTCAAGAATTAATCTATTGATATTAGATGAAACTGTCGAAACACTAGATGTTGACGGTAAAGAAAAACTAGTAGAAGTATTATTGCGTGAAGAGCATTTAAATACTTTCCTTGTTTCACACGGATTTACCCATCCATTATTAGAAAAAGTAAATGTGTCGAAACGTAATAACATCTCACAAATAGAGGTATAATATGATTTTAGAAGAAATTAATGGAGCAGTAGTAGCTACTATTATTCGTGAAAGCGGGCAAATGGTAGAACTAGCAGTTGGTGACTATTTTAGTGACCACGAGAGTTCAACAATAACAGTAACAGGTAATGGAAAAATTGTTATTCGTGTTGATCCTAATTGCACTTTTGAAGTGCGTGGAGTAGAACTTGCAACTCAAGAACCTGTAGCTCAAGAAATAGCTTTAGAAGATACTATTGCAGCAGTAGAAAAACCACCAGTTATAGTTAAACCTGCAACTAAGGTTGGTTCAAAATCTGCACCTAAAGCAGAGTAAATGGTAGATAGCAGAGCAAAAGGTGCTCGCACTGAGACTGTAGTACGGGAAGTTCTTAAAAAGCATACAGGATTAGGTTGGGAAAGAGTGCCAGGAAGTGGCGCTCTTGACCCTAAACATCAGCTAAAGGCAGACTTATACGTGCCTGGACGAACTAATCTATATGCAGTAGAAGTAAAAGGTTATGCAGAAGATCATATCTCTAGCTCATTATTAACAGGTAAAAACCCACAGTTAATAGAGTTTTGGAAACAGTCGGTACGACAAGGCATACAAGTAAATAAAAAACCACTATTAGCATTTAAGTTTGACCGATCAAAGATATTTGTTGCATTTTTAGATATGCCCACAGGTAACTACAGATACCTATTCTTATCCATTGATGAGCATGAGTTCTATGTAGCTCTTCTCGAAGATTGGTTAGTACAAGAGCAACCTAAATTTGTAACTTGACATATGACCCAAATTAGGGTATAATATATAATTACACCCTAAAGATAACACTAAAAATGAGCAAAAGTTTTCAACAAGTATCTGAGCCTGAAAATACCTTAATGGTAGTAGATGCGCTCAACCTCGCATTTCGATACAAACATAGCGGTGCAACAGATTTTGCCACAGACTATTTACGCACAGTTGATAGCCTAAAGAAAAGTTACAAAGCTAAAAAAGTTATCTTAGCTTGCGACCAAGGTTCGTCAAGCTATCGCAAAGCAATCTATCCAGAATATAAACAAAATCGTAAAGACAAGTTTGAGACCCAAACTGATGCTGAAAAAGCAGCTTTTGAATTGTTTTTTGAAGAATTCCAAAAGACGTTGACATATATCCAAGAAAATACTGACTATCCAGTTATTAAATTCCAAGGTGTAGAAGCTGATGATATTGCTGCATATATTGTAAAACAAAAATCCAAGTTGCCAGTAGACCAAGTTTGGCTGATTAGTTCAGACAGAGACTGGGATTTACTAGTACAAAATAATATTTCAAGATTTAGTTATGTTACAAGAAAAGAAGTCACAGTTGATAACTGGAATGACCACTATGATTTTGAGCCAGAAGACTACATTAGTATTAAGTGTCTTACAGGCGATAGTGGTGATAATGTTGCTGGGGTGCCTGGTATTGGGCCTAAGCGAGCCGTGGGACTTGTTAATGAATATGGCAGTACTTACGATATTATTGCAAGTATTCCGATTAGTGGTAGATATAAATACATCGAAGCACTAAACGAATGTAAAGATCAACTAATGTTAAACTATCAATTAATGGATTTGGTTACATATAGTGAAGATGCTATTGGTGTTGAAAACTGTAAACAAATTGATGAAACCCTAGAACTTTATTTAAAATGAACGAATATATGAGAATTACCAGCGACGGAAACGTATACTTTAACATTAATAAAAATTACGATCATAGTCGTATGCAAGAAATTAAACAAACAATCCCTTGTTTAGTTGAAGATAAACAATCTCTTCCACGTCGTGCTAATCCCACTGATGCAGGCGCAGATTTAATGAGCATTGAAGATTTGGAAATCTATCCTGGCGAACAAAAACTTGTTGGTACAGGAGTAGCGACAAAAATTCCAGAGGGCTACGCAGGCTTTGTTTTTAACAGAAGCTCTCAAGGAAAAAAGGGAATTACTATCCCTCACAGCGTAGGCGTTATTGACAGCGGCTATCGTGGGGAAATCAAAGTCCTGTTAAAAAATATTTCAGAAGACCCATATAAAATTTCACGTGGCGATAGAATCGCTCAGCTGGTTATTATGCCAGTTTTGCTACCTGAATTTACAGATATTTGGAACGATACAGAACGCGGTACTGGCGGATTCGGCAGTACCGGCACATAAGGATAGCATGACCCCAAGTACAAGAGCACAAGTAATTACACGTCGTACATATAATAGACCAATTTCAGACGACGGAAAACAATTTGAAACATGGCAAGAAACAGTTGCCCGAGTTATTGACCACCAACAGTGGTTATGGGAAAGAGCAGCAGATCGTGATTTAAACGATCAAGAATACGCAGAACTTTATGATCTTGAACAACTAATGTTAGATCGTAAAGTTTCAATGAGCGGACGCACACTGTGGCTAGGCGGAACTAACGTAGCTAAAAGCCGTGAAGCATCGCAATTTAATTGTAGTTTTACACACGTTGAAACTATTTATGACGTAGTTGATGTATTATGGTTATTGCTGCAAGGTTGTGGAGTTGGATTTAAGCCAATTGTAGGTACACTAAATGGATTTAGTAACCCTATTAAAAATATTCGAGTAGTTCGTAGTGAGCGTACTGAAAAGGGCGGAAATGAAAGCAATGTTGAAATGTGGGACGCCGAAACTAAAACTTGGACTATCCAAATTGGTGACAGTGCTGAAGCCTGGGCAAAATCTATCGGTAAGCTACTTGCTGGTAAGTATCCTGCTGATACTCTCGTACTCGACTTTAGTCAGTTACGCCCTGCTGGTGAAAGGTTAAAAGGATATGGTTGGATTAGTTCAGGTGATAGCGCAATTAGTGTTGCTTATGTTGCTATCGCCAATATACTTAATGGTCGTGCTGATAGTTTACTTACTAGGATGGATATTCTTGACATTGTTAACCATCTTGGCACTATTCTATCCAGTCGTCGCAGTGCTGAGATCGCGCTTTTCGATTATGGTCAACCAGAGTGGGAAGAGTTTGCTGTAGCAAAGAAAGATTGGTGGTTGCATAACAATCAACATCGTACACAATCTAATAATAGTTTAGTATTCAAGGAAAAACCACTACGTAGTGACCTAGAAAAGATTTTTCAATTAATGCAGGAAGCAGGTGGAAGTGAGCCAGGTTTTATCAACGAAGTTGAAGCATTACGAAGAGCCCCTTGGTTTAAGGGCGCAAACCCATGTGTCGAGATCTTGCTCGGAAATAAAAGTTTCTGTAACCTCACGGAAACAGATATTGCCAAGTTCAAGGGCGACACAGCAGGGCTACATTCAGCCATCCGATTGGCGGCTCGTGCAAACTATAGACAAACTTGTGTTAATTTACAGGATGGAATATTGCAGGAATCCTGGCACCTCAACAACTATTTCTTGCGTCTTTGTGGAGTCGGCCTCACCGGTATCGCTAAACGTCCTGATATGAATGGCTATGACTATGAGTATCTAAAACGTACAGCTACAGGTGCAGCTATAGGTATGGCACAAGAACTAGGATTACCTGCTCCTAAAAATGTTACTTGTATTAAACCTTCAGGAACATTATCCAAAATTATGGATACTACCGAAGGCGTACATAAACCACTAGGAAAGTATATTTTTAACAATGTTCAATTTTCAAAACATGACCCAGTGGTTGAAAAACTACGTGAAGCTGGTTATCGTGTTGTTAATCATCCTACTGATGATTCTGGAGTACTTGTTACGTTCCCAGTAATGTGGGACGGTGTAGTATTTGATAAAGTTGGAGGTAAGGAAGTTAATATTGAGTCTGCTGTATTACAACTAGAACGATATAAACTCTTACAAACATCTTGGAATCAACAAAATACTAGTGTAACTATTAGCTATGATCCTAGTGAAATAGAAGCTATTATTAGTTGGCTATTAGATAATTGGGATTGTTATGTAGGCGTTAGTTTCATCTATCGCACAGACCCTACCAAAACTGCAAAAGATTTAGGTTATTTGTATCTTCCACAAGAAGTCGTAACCGAAGAAGATTACCGAGAGTATGTAAAATTACTATCCGAAGTCGACTTAAATAACACCAACAGCTTCGACGAGATTCTGGATGCTGAGTGTGCCACGGGCGCTTGCCCAATTAAATAACCCTTTATACATATAAACATGAACGATATTAAATTCACATTGAACGACCTTTCTGTTGACGAAGTAAATGCTATCTTAGCAGGTCTACAAGAACTACCAGCAAAATTTGCTAATCCTTTGTCACAAAAGATTAAAGAACAAGCTGAAGCTCAGTTACCTAAACAAGAAGCTGCTCCAGCAGAAGTTGCCCCACAGTAATTATTACTGTAAAAGAAAAAGCCCCTAAGTAGCAATACTTAGGGGCTTTTTTATTAGTTATCAGAACTTGATAAGAACAGTGCTGCAAACTCTAGTGACTTTCCATCTTCGCGTTCGCGCATAATTTGGTTGCGTTTTTGGCTGCTCCAAGAGTAGCCTCCATCTCCGCCCCACAAATCCCAAGCTACACGACCTTTACTAGGAAAACCTTCTTCGCCACTGTTAAATCCAGTGGCTTTTTTGTCTACTTCGTGTCGGCTGAAAAAACTATACATTCGTAGTACAGTTGTTGCGCTAAGAGGGTCACGATCTTTTAGTTGATTAGCTCTTGCAAAACCAACTGATGTTCCTCCAGGAAAACCTTCTGATTTCCATTTTAGGGCTCTTTTTGCGGCAGTAGCCATGCCTTCTGTTGGGGTATATGTCTCTGCCATAATTACCTTTAATTTCTATAAGCCATAATAATTTGTTTACACATTTTACTACGAACAATGTCTTCATCTAAGAATCTAACCATTTCAATTCCTGGAATACCTTCTAAACGATCTACTGCGTCTTCTAGTCCTGAATCTTGAATGTCTGTTTGATCTGGATCCCCGCTTAAAATTACTTTACAATTTTTACCAATTCGTGATAGTAACATCTTGAATTCGGTTTTAGTCATATTTTGAATTTCATCTACTAAAATGATGCTGTTTTCAAAACTTGCTCCTCTCATAAAACCCAACGGTTTTGGTTCGATAGATTTTGATTTAAGAGCGTATTCGTAGAAACCTGCGCCAAGCGTGCGTTTAAATACTTGGTCAAATGGATCTAGGTAAGGAGCGTACTTCTCGTCTAGTTCTCCGGGCAAGAATCCTAGTCCTCGGCCTGTTTCTACGTTAGGTCTTGTTAAAATAATTTTATTAATTCGTCTGTGGAATAACTCTCCAGCAGCGTATGATGCTGCCACAAATGTTTTTCCAGTACCTGCTGAACCTATACCAAATATAATATCATTATATCTAATTGCTTCTAAGTACTCACCCTGTATATAATTTAAGGGTTTAACATCTTTAAATCCATACTCAATTGGATTTAGTGGTTGAGTTTGTGTTCTGCGAGCTTTTTTTCCTGATGAACTTGCCATACCTGTACCTGGTTGGTTGTGGAACAGCTAGTGCCTAACTATGGCACTAGCCACTTAGTTAGATTACTTTTTATCGGGAACTTTAGTACCTTCTAGTTTTTGGTGAACTTTAACTTCTTTACAATTTTGCTTAGGGTTTCCTTTAGCATCTTTAGCAGGTTTTCCATCTTTATCTTTAACATCAATACATACCTTTTTAGTTTCTGGTTCAGCGAACGCAGGGTTGTTATACGCCAGGGCTAGAGTCCCTGCAACTACGCATAGTGAATAAAATAAACTTTTCATTTAGTTTCCTTGGTTGGTGCAAACTGTTCGCTTGCAGTAAATCCTAATCCTGCAATTACAATATACATCATAGAGTCAAATAATTTTGTATCTATTGTATGTCCAAGTACCATTGCTATAAAAGCTCCAGCACAAAGTATAAATGCAAGAAAAGTAATTACTCGTTTACTACTAACAGCCGGATCTTTAGATAACATACTTTTTATTTGTCCCATTTAAATCTCCGGTTGAGGTGCTTGAACAGGGGCCGGTTTGCCATTAATGTAAATAACACTAGCAGCAGAAGTTCCGTTAAACCCTTGAGTTGTTTGAATAGGGGCTGTAAATGCTGGTTCTATTTTTACAGGATTTGCTTTAGCATAAGTATTTGAATTTTCTTGTGCTTGCTTTATCATATCGCGTTTCATTTCCATTTCTTCTTTGCTACCACCAGCTAACATAATTCCACTTAGCGTACCAGTTAAAAATGTAGCAATTGGAATAATCATCTCAAAAAACTTTTGGTCAATTGGACTGATTGCGTTTAATGGCTGAGTAATGAAAATAATTGAGTATAATACTACAAATACAATACCAGTTAGTGTAAGTGCTAAACATATACCAATAAAAAATTTAAGACGAGCCATTAACTGGTCTTCAGTATAAATAATAGTATTATTTTCCACAGTTAGCTCCTTGTGTTGGTTTTGTACATTGTGCTGGTGCTATTGCCATAGGTTCTACCCTTGTTACTGGAGGGCCAAGTCTTGGGTCGCGTTGGCCTTTAAAAATATGTTCTGGACAAGTTCTTGTTACATCACACTTTGGTGGTTTACAAAAATCTTTTTCCCAATTATCTGGGTCTTGGCATGGATAGCGAAAACTATCTTTACCACAAAATGCTAGTGCTAAAGGAAATAATAACAAAATTATTGCCCATTTAAATAGTTTTAAATCATTGTGCATTATAATCCTACTTTTCCTAATAATAAATTAACAATTTTATTAGATAAATCATCTGGTAAAAATTTTAAAAGACCCAGGAACCAAAGTGCAACACATCCGTATACAAATATTTTGAGAGCCAGATCAAAGGTTTTTTGGTACTCGTTCATCTGCTGCTACACTTATGAGTTTGACAATAATCCATCAATTCGTATCCACCAATAAATAGTACAAGTAAAACAAAAGAACATGCTCCTATTATTATAGCCCATTCATTTAATTCTGCTTCTTTTTGTTTACGCGCTCGTTCTTGAGCATTGTAAAGTCTTATTTCTTGAGCATCGTCTGCATCCATTTCAGCTTGACGAGCTTTAATCTTATTCCAAACGTCTATCTTACCTGTCTGCATAAATAACATTTTAAGCTCTTCCTCAAATGCTCTGGCTTGTTCTAGTGCCATTTCAATTTGAAGGGCTGTGCCCATGTTTGAGCCTTTTTTAGACTTCTTTGCTTCTATTAAAGCTTTGGTAGCCGTACTTTTAGCATCAAACATTTTGCCAATCATAGGCGCTAGTGAGCCTAGATCGTTAGCAATTTTTGCAGCTTTCTTTACCATTGAAATGGCAGACTGGATTCCCGCAAGAGCGGTAATTGGATCTATCATTTTTTCTTCCTCCACTCTAAACAGACTACCTTTCGATTATACACATCTCCAGACCATGTCCATCTTACACATTCGTATTCTGTTGGTTTTGTATAATTCAATATAAAGGTAAGAAATATCGTAGCCATTATTTATTAGCTAAAGGATTGTCAATAGCCTTCTGAATTTTTGAATCAACTGAGCTATTTAATTTCTCAATTTTGTTATCAGTATCGCGCTTTAATTTTTCCATATCATCGCGAGTACGATCTAATTGTCCACGCAAAGTAGTTTGCATTGATTTTAAATCTTGATCACTTTCACGCTGTGCTTGTTTTACACTACGCTCAATCTGTTCAGTAACTGATTCATTACGACGAATATCGTTTTTCAAATCTGTTTTAATATCACGAGTATAATCAGCAGTTTTAGAACTATTTTGTTCAATTACTGCTAGTCGTTTATCAAACTCTGATAAGTCAGGAGTAATATATTCAGCAATTTTCTTTTTCATACCCATATAGTCTTTGTATACTTCAAATGTACCATAAAGACCTCCAAGAGTAGAACTTACAATAGTAGCTGCTACCATTAATTTTGCTGGAGTAAACTCATATCCTCCAATGCTAATAACGGTATCTTTACTAGCATATTTTTTTGCTGCAGCTTCTAGCTCATCGACCTTAGCATTAACATTTTTAATTTCTTCTGCCATACTGGCTCCTTATCTGTATTGATCTTGAACCATTTGCTGATGCTTTTGGTCAGATCCTAACCCACGTAATAGTCTAACATTATCTACTACTCTTTGATTTTGGTAAATTGGTTTAGATTCATAGAATTTAGCATCGGCTAAATTTATGCCATAAAGTGCATAACCTTGTGGCACAATTGCCATTGTTGATAAAGTTACGCCAGTTTCTAGCTCATTGGAGGTAATAGTACGTTTTAACTCTTCAACTTTTTGTTCTTGAATCATTGATTCTAATAAAGGTCGGCCCTCAATTAAATCATTTAACGGATTACCACGTACTGATGTAGTCATAGATATTACTACAGGTTCTTGTATTCTAAAAGCTTGTTGAGTAGTTTCTGACTGTATTGATTGATTTTGGGGTGCAACTGGTGTATAAACAGGAATATCTTGTTGTGGTAATACTTGCATTACCATATTAATACCAGTACCAGATCTAGCAGTAATCACAGGAGCTAAACTATATAAATTAATATCGGCTACTGTTTGTTGTGCTTGTGGAGTTTGTAATACTTGTGGCTCATTGCTTCGTACTTGCATAACAGCAATACTATTTTGCTGCTGTTGTTGCTGTGGTAGTTGTAAACCTGTAACACTTTGAGATGATTGCTGAGAACTTTGAGTAGTTTGAGCACTAATTGTTGCCATAACACTTTGTGTTTGTTGATCAGCATTTTTAACATCGTTGGCAGCTTGCATTGCAGCTGCTGCTACTGCTTCTTTTTCAACGCTTTTTGTAGCTTCTTGCACTTTAGATACCACACTCATAGCAAGTGCACTTGGTCCATTAGATCTAGTACTAGTTTCTTTTTGTGGTTCTGCAGCTATCTTAACAGCAGGTTGAATTGCTTGCTGTTGTTGTGTTTGTTGTTGTGTTTGTTGTTGAGATTGTTGAGGTTGTTGAGGTTGTTGAGGTTGTTGAGGTTGTTGAGTACCTATGCTACCATCAAAATTTACAATAGATCCAGTAGCAGCAGCTTGTTGAACTATTTCAGGTAAACCTTCGGTAGTTGCTAATAAACCTGAACTAGCAGTACTTGCAGCAATAGTATCTACATTTGTTACAATTGTAGGCAATGTAATAGGCGCAGTAGGTTTACTAGTATCAAAAGCATAATTCATAGATAAATTAACATCACGAACTCTGGGGCCGTAATAGCCAGCCCAATATCTACTATCTTTACCAGTAAAACTTACGTCTAGTGATTGTAAACTTGGAGCCCCATAATCTACACTAAATTTTTGTGTTCCATAAAAAGTCTCAAATCCTGGAATATATCGGCTATAATCGTAGTTATAGCTTTCAAGTATATTGCCATTTTTGCCAACTAAATTAATATTAGCAAATAATGTTCCGCTAGTAGTGCCTTCATTGTTAACTTGCCAACTATAATTATATCCAGTTACTTTAATACCAGTACCAATACTATCAAATACTTTGCTTAATGCTATTGATTGGGCAGCAGCCATCATTCCATAACTAAAACGTAGTGTATTAGTATCTGTATTCAATGCAGGATTTGGTCCACCACTACAACAGTACCCGACTCCAGTACTATCAGTATATCTAACGCCTGTCCAATCCGTTGTACTAATTAAATTACCAGTATTTAAATCTTGAGTATTTTGTGAATTAGAATGCTTTGAAAACAAGAGCACCAAGCAAAGCACCAATACCAACTTTCTTGTAAGTATCATCTATTTTCTCCTCGTCAAGTTTTGGTAGTTTGTCTGGGTTAGACTCCCAAGCAGCTTTTGCTTGAGCGCCAATTTGACCTTCATATGGGCAAGGAGTGCCTGCAGCTAGCATAGCATCAAACACACGACGATCTTGACACATTGTTGCAACTGCTGCTACTTTCATGCCCATGTCATATAAAGTTTTACTTAACTTTAAACGCTCGCAATTTAAGTCACGAACTGTACCGCCACTACTAACACCAAAAATTTGTGTTTGCACACTGCCCGATGTACCTGTTGAACATAGGTCAGCATTTCCACCACTCATCATAGTAGGTGCGATTGCTGTTGGAGGTGGTTGAATTACTCGTTGAGTAATTTCACTAGTGTTAATATTACGATTTGTCATATCACCACTATTTACATTTTGGTTAACATTATTGTTAGCATTAGTACTAGTACTAGTTGTATTAGCACTTGTAGTGTTAACATTATTGTTATTATTGGTCATTGTACCAGTATTAACATTATTGTTATTATTGGTCATTGTACCAGAATTAATATTTGTATTAGTATTACTGTTATTAGAAGTACTTACATTAACATTATTGTTATTGTATGTCATTGTACCAGAATTAATATTATTATTTGTATTAACATTGGTA